CCGACGATGCGTTCGCCGACCTCGGCCACGAACACGACGCCGGCCGTCAGCACGGCCCGGAGGCCGGCACGGATGTCATCGTCGGACGGCGCGATCATCGTGCCGTACGCGCTGTAGGCGAGGAACTCGCGGGCCATTGCGGTCAATGCGTCGATGTCCTGCTCGGTGGCGTGGCGAATGATGCTCACGGACTGTATTCCTCTCGCTAGTCGTTACGGGTACTCACATGTCCTCGTACGGGTCGTGATCCTCGCGGCGCGGCGACAGCTTCTCGCGCACCTCTCGAGGCAGCATCTTGGCAACCGGGTACGCGAACGTGAGCGCGAGCGCGTCGGCGATGTCCGGGCTTCCGCCGCCCTGAAGCCGCTTCTTGACCTCGTCCTTTGACTCGAGGACGCGCTTGCCCACGTTGTCGTACCAGTACAGCGGGGTGGACAGTTCCTGCTTCAGGTCGGTGCGGTCGGGGATCGCGCCGCCCTGGTCGATCCATTCCTTGATGGCCCACCACATCTCGGTGCGCTTGTTCACGAACAGGTTCGGGAACGTGGCCTTGCCGCCGAACGGCACCTCGGTCACCTCGTAGCCAAGTTGCCGCAGACGGTCGATCACGCCCGCGCCGGCTCCCGCGTCGATGAACACGGCGTCCGGGTCGCGCTCCTCGATGACGTTGGCGACTGCCGCCGCTAGCGCCATGTTGTCGATGCCCGTATAGATTCGTGGGTTCTCCATGCGGAGCCCTTGCCGCAGGACGATGGCGCTGCGGTCATCGCCGAACCGTGCCGGGTCCACGCCGATGACGAGCGGGGCGTCGATCACGTCGCCGTCTGGGTATTGGCGCTCGGCGGCGCTTTCCGCGTCGGACAGGCTGATGAGCTGGTCATCGCCTGCGGCGCTGAAGTCGCACAGGTACTCGCGAGCGAACGCCTGCTCGGGCATGTCGCGCTCGAGGCGGGCCACCTCGTCGGCGTCGAGGGCGTCGGTGTCGTGGACCGTGTACCGCGCCGCATACCAGTCGGGCAGGGTGCTGGCGCGGTAGTACAACTCGCTGAACAGGTTGATGCCTGCGGGCGTCCCGATGAACATGGCCCAGCCCTTGCGGTCGGAGAGGGCTGGCTGGATGATGTCGTTCCAGACTTCGGGCTTGATCTGGGCGACCTCGTCGATGACGCACCCGTCCAAACGCACGCCGCGCAGGGCGTCGGGGTTGTCGCCGCCGAACAGGCGGATCGTGGCCTTGTTGTGCTTGAACGTGACGGCGAGGTCGGCCTCGTTGACGTCCACGGCGCCCGTGCGGATGAACGGGTCGATCTTCTGCTTCAAACGCGCCCAGGCGATGGCCTTGGCCTGCTTGAGGTACGGCGCGGTATAGACGAAGAACCCGAGGTCGCCCGTGAACTTCAGGGCGGCGTTGAGGAGCTGCATGATGGCGAGCTCCGTCTTGCCGGCACGGCGGTGCAGGGCGAGGACCGTGAACCGCCTGCGTTCCTTGTGGCACTTGCGCTGCCACGTGCGCGGGACGTACCCGAGCGTGACGGTTTCAGCCTTCGTCGGCATCCGGGACGCCCGTGATGACGTTCAGGGTGATGCCGCCAGCATGATCCACGGACACCTTTTCGGCATATCTGGCGGGGTTCGTCATGCGGAGGATCTTGAGTTTGGTGTCGATCTGGTACTTGCGCCAGGTGGCCTGCACGGGCGTTTCCGGCTCGATGTCGGCGATCTCCTCGCACCGCTCGAGCGCGGCCTCCTGGCCCTTCTCCCGGGCGGCCTTGTAGTGCCGAGCAAACTCTGGGTCGGCGTCCACCCAGTTCATGATGGTCTGCCTGTCGGGCGCGCCTGCCTGCTCACAGAACGCAAGCAGCGTGCGGCCCTTTGTGAGCCATTCAAGTACTGCCGCCGCAACGGGTTCCGGTGCCTTCTCAAGCCTTGGCCGGCCCATCTTGCGCTTCGGGGATGCGCTCCCATCGGCGGGGGACGGCGACGCGGCGTTGGTACTTCGCGATCTTGGCGACGGTGTACCAGGCGAGGCCGAGGTGCTTTGCGATGCGGCGGTAGCCCCATCCGTGGTCTTCGTGGAGTTCGCGGATTTCATCGACGATGGCTTGCGGGATCGTGGCATGGTGGTGGCTTTCCCCTACCCGGCGCCCGTTCTCGCCGTAGGCGACGAGGCGCGTCACTTCTGCTTCCGGGCCTTGGACTTGCGGGCGTCGGCGCGGTTGAACTTCTTGGCGACGGACATGGGCACGCCGACCTTCTTGGCGAACGCCTTGGAGTGTGCGGCTGCGGCCATGAGGCGGCGCTGGGCGGGTGACTTACTCGGCACGATGTTCCTTGGGGGTGAGGGTGAGTTCGAGCCCTGCGGCGTCTGCGAGCTTGAGGACGGAGTCGAACGACGGCTTCCGCCGGCCGATGACGGGGGCGGTGGACAGGAGGCACATGACGGTATGTGCGCGGAGGGCGCCCTGCTGCTCGAGGCGTCGTGCGACGGAGCACCGGGTTTCGCCCTTCGATTCCACGGCCGTGGTGACTGCGGCCTTGAAATCGTCATACGTTCGGATATTCATTGCGCGCAGTATACCGTCATGGGTTGACGCACTGCCCGAAATCCTCGCTGGTTGCTGCCCAGATGAGGCGCGGGGTTCCTGGTCCCATTTCGTTGGTTTCGATGTTGTCGGTGACGAAGGCGCGAGCTTCGGGGAGGGTGAGGTTGTGGTTGTCGCGCAGCCGTGCGGCGATCATGTCGGCGCTGTATACGGCGACGGGTATACCGGATCGTTCGGTGGCCTTGGGGTACATGACTCCGAGGAGGCAGTCATCGAGGTTGGCGAGCAGGATCGGGTTCTTTCGCCGCGCCATGCGCGCAGTCTACCGACGAGAACGCCGCAGGCAGATTTTTGCCTACGGCGTTTCGTGGAGACGGCGTTGTGTTCAGCCTGCTTCGGGTTCAGGTTCGGGCGGCATGATGCCGGCCTTCTCGTGCACCCACTCGCGGAACTCCTCGTACTGGGTCCGCATGCCTCGGCGGTCGCTGTTCCACTCGTCTGTGTCGTACTGTTCGACGGTTTCGGACCACTCGTCCATCAGCTCCTCGGCGTGCTTGGTGGCCTTCACCACGTCATCGGCCTGAACGATGGCAAGCACGGTGCGGTGCTTGGCGGTGCCATCTTCCTTGTCGCCGTAATGCCACCACCATTCGCCGTCCCCGAAGTATTCCATCTTCGGCGCTTCGTGCTCGGGCACGACGCCGACTCGAGCGTAGTACTCGTTTGACACGGCCTTGATACGGCTCCGGCCGTCCGCCTCAAAGGCTGGGATGCCATCGCCCCAGGTGCGATTCCACTCGTAGACAAGTCGCGTGGCCAAATTGTCTCCACGGATTCCCAGTTTGACGAACAGCGTTTCTTCGTTGTCCACGCACCACTTGTTGAAGTTCGGGACGTTGATCGAGCACGTGCGAGGCGTATCTTCGCGCCAGACGATTGCATACCAAGCCATGTGAGTTCCTCTCGTTAGGGGTGAGCGGGCAGTATACGCCAGCGTATCAACGAATCAAGGGGGGATTCTTCCGGCAGTACTCGACGGCGATGGCGAGGAACCGTCGCGCCGTGAACGTGAGCCCGAGCCGTTCGTGGACCTCGCGGATCTCGGCGTCGCTTGCGGTGGCGAGCAGTTCCTCGGCCCACGCTTCCCATTCCTCGAGCTCCTCGGGCGTCGGTCCCATGCATCGGTCGGCCTGCCGGCGCGTGCGCGAGGCGTCCGGGATGTTCGTCGGCCGGTCCTGCCCGGTGATCGCGCAGTACTTCTTGTGGATCGCGGCGATGTCCGGCTTCGAGTCACGCTCGAGGCGGTGCTGGCGGATGCAGTCGCGGAGTTTGTCCTGGTGGAGCGCCTGCCACTTCTCGTACACAATGTCGCGCAGCGCCTTGTCCATCTGAAACTTCGGCCACAGTTCAGCTACCAGCGCCATGTTCTCGAGGAAGGTCGGGGTTGTCATACGAGCAAGTATACAGGCCAGCCTTCCTGCGTCAACGATGCAGGGCGGGTGCCGGCGTCGCGGCGTGGCCCGACGTTCGGGAAGAGATCGGTTCGGATCTCTATGCAGGTGTTCGTCCCGAGCCGGAGCCGCCGATGCCCGGGCTTTCAGTCTGCATGGTGAGCGCAGAGGGAGCGTGACCCCGCAATGGGGCCACGATCAACCAGCCCGCACGGAGCCGCGCTGTCGGTCGATGCCACGAATTTCACCATTTCGCTGGAGGACTGCCAGCCGCTTCAATCGTGGGTGAGCGCACCTTTCGGTGGCGCAGGGTAGGGTCACTCGGCCCTGCGTCTACATCCATGCTCCCCTACCGCGCCGGGAGCTTCATGCGGCATTGTTGCCCCTGAAGGCACGTTCGCTACAATGCAAGCGCGATTGGTTGACCAGCGAGCAGCATAGCGACCTTGTCGCCGACTGCGAGCAAAATTTGCAGGCACCCGCAAGTTCGCTTGCGGGTGTTCTGTTTCAGGGTATAGTGCTCCCGTCTGGCGTGCCTCTCTGACGAGGCGAGGCGGCTTGTGCCGCCAAGCGCGGCGCGACCGGACACCTGGTGCCACGGACGGCACCTTCTTCTGCCCCCGGAAGCTCGCCGCGTTGATCGCAAGATCCGCGGCGAGTTTGTTTGATATCATGTCGCCAACTAACACGCGTCTCGCCCCAGACGCTGCATATCGCCAAATGGCGACGCGGGAAACCGCGAAAGCACGGCGCAAGGCTCTGGCGCACGACAGCCCCCTACGCGGGGCTGTTTCGTTTCGTTCGTATGTGAGCGAATCCGCTACACCTGTGTAGTTCTGTAGTCACGTCGCGCCATGACTAGCACACTCGTCACGTGGGACAGCGCACGAGCTTCGTCGTGCCTGCCCCTGGGCGGGAGGTTGTTTCTACCCCAATGCGTGGCCTGCCGGCGGTCGTACCTCGCGGCCTTGTGCGCCGGCGCATGTGGGTGTTTGGCTCCGACACCGCAGACCCACGTCTCCGCACCGCTAGTATACGAACGCCTATGCCCAGACACGCCAATCTGCCGTTTCACCTGTACGTTCACGTAGACAATCGCGCCCTCGGGCCCACGATGCCCGCAGGCACCACGCGAGCCATCTGGCACGCCGTGTACGCCCGACCCGCGCAGATCGTCATGGCGCATGTCCTGCTCGAGACGGGGGCCGAATGGTGCGGCATCCCGCTGCACCAGCTCGCAAGCGATCCCAAAGCGTTCGAGCGCGACGAAACCGCGTTCGCGCCATGCGCCGGCGACCTCCAGCCGTGGGGCGCGATGGGTGAATGCATAGAGGCCGTGCATATGCACTACCTCGAGGGACTGCTCACGATGGGCAGCGGCGTCGGGCCGGGGTTCACGGGCCGGCACACGGGCATCGTCATCGACTGGGCGGATGGGTTCAGCCGCTACCCCCAGGAACACAAGCCGCTCAACCTCGTGGAACGGTGGGACGGGCGCTTCCTGCTGTACCCCAACAACTACTGCCGCTTCCTCGACAAGCACTTCACGAGCGAGAAGCGAAGCGATGACTTGAAGCACTACCGCCGTGGCGAGCGTGTGTACTGGGAGGAATAGCGATCCCGCGTACACGTCCCGATAAGGTGTACGCAACTCGGAAAGAAGAACATGTAAGAGTTTCTTACGGGTTGCGCCTGTAGCCCAGCCGCCACAGGAGGCGCGAGATGTCGCGGGCGGTGGCGTCCACCGCGGCCTCGTCAAGTTCGGGGCGGGCGCAGTGCAGCGCCTCGTGGATGATGGTGTCGAGCGTGTCCTGCTCGCCCTGCCATGTCCCGATGCGGATGAGGCGTCCCTCGGCATGGCCCGGATCGACCATGCTTCCGTAGTCCTTGAGGTTCCCCGAGAACCTCAACGTCCAGTACTTGCCGCCGATGCGGACGCGCACGGGATCACTTCTTGAACCCGCGCTTCATGGCCGCATACGACTTCGCGCTGACCGTGGACTTCGACTTGGGTCGGCTGGTGCCGGCCTTGCGGCGGGCGTTGATGTTGGCGTACAGGCCACGCTTTGCCATGATGTCATCCTCTCGAGGTCTTGCCGCTGCACTTCCACTTCGCACGGGAGAGCCGCAGCGGGCTGTTGGGGTTGCGCGCCGCCGCAGGGTGCGCCTTCATCTGCGCGAACGAACGAGCGCAGTATGCGTCGCCCTTCGCGGTTCCTGGCTTGATGCGGTCTCCGCCGCCCTTGGCCTTCCCGGCCTGACCGTAGGACACCTTGCGGGTGCGGCCCGTCTCCGGGTTGCGGACCACTTTCACGAATCGCTTGCCCTTGGCTGGGGTCGGCATGATCTGTCCTTCTGAAACGGCCAGTTACTGCGCTTCGCGCACCTCGTACCGCAACACGCGGTTCGACTGGCCTGTGTGCTCGTTGCGAAAGTTGTCCATGTAGAAGCGTAGCCAAAGCGCGCCCTTGGGCTTTGGCGGCATGCCCTTCTCCACGGCCCACCCGGCCTGCTCGCTGAACTCGTCCTTGTACCCGGGCGAACGGACGTGGGTCACGCGGTCAAGGTACGGGCGCCCGTGCGGCGACAGGCGCGCACGCTGGATCGGCATGATCCACTCGTCGTGGGTGTGGCCCGTCCAAATGATGTCGGCGTCGGGCAGGTAGACCGCCATGCGCGAGGTCTGGATGGTGCCGCGGGTGACGGGGCCGCCGCCGCCATAGCCGTGGTGCATGTACATCACGACGCTGCCGCCGATGAGCTGCCTGCGCGACTTGTTCCGCACGAGGAACCGCACCCAGTTGGCGTATTTGCCAGCATACGCTTGGCAGTCGGCAGGTCTGCGGTGGCGCAGCGCCTCCACCAGCCGCTCGTTCATGTCCGTCTCGTGCCGCTTGCGGATGGCGGTTTCGTGGTTCCCGGGCGCGAACAAGAGCGCCATGTCTGCATGCGGGGCGACGTAATCGGCGGTCGTGGTAATGACCGAATCGAGGTAGCGCCCCTGCTGATGCTCCGGCCGGCAGGCTGATGTGTCGGATCGCAGGTCGTACTTGCCCTGCATAAGGCACAGGAAATCCCCGTTGGAGAGCCACCGCCCGCCGCGCTCGCGGCATTGCCGCATGTGGCGCTCGAACATCCCACGATCTGCGTGCGCATTGTCGATGTGAGCGTCGGACACCAGCAGGAAATACTGCTCCCAATCCTTGCTCGGGATGTTGCTATCGCGCTCCTCGGTCATTTCGACCGTGAACGATCCAGGGTGGTGCTGCGTGATGCTCACACCCATCCGGCCGCACCCTACCAACGCTCGCCCGCATTTCACGTTGGCGGAAATATTTCTGATTTTTTCTCATGTTCCCCCCTTGCGCGGTCGATATACACCGATGTACACCACGCACGTCGGCCGAGGCGTGTTGCCGAGGCCGCCAACAACGAGAGGACACAATGGACCGCAGCCGATTCATCGCCGAGATTCTGGAGTCGCAGGAAAAGGCCCGCACGTTGCTCGATGCCCAGCGCCGGCATGCCGAGCTTGAGGCGCAGGTGTTCGCGATGGTTGACCTTGAGATCAAGCGTCGCGCCGAGCAGGACCGCCCCGCCGCCGACCGTTGCCCCATCTGCGGCGACGAGTACGGGAGCCTGTCGTGAATAACTCCACCGCACAGCTCGTCAAGCGCGTCTGCTCGCTCATCCGCACCCTAGATCGCGCCCCGCGGACCCGTGCCGAACTGGCGCGGGATTGGGGATGCACCACGCGCAACGTGAACTACACAATCGACCGCGCCCGGACGTTGTTCCGGGTGCGGCTCGAGCACGTGCCGGGGCGTGGCTACGTCCTGCACGACACCGGAATCCTGAACCGCGCCGTAGTCGCACGGAGGTCTACGTGAACCTCTTTGACCACGCCGAGGCCCAGCGCCGCAAGGAAATCGGGAAGGCGCTTGCCGCCGACCGCCGTCACGAACTGCTCGCGACCGCACGCGGGTTCGCCGCGTTCCTTGCCCGGGAATACGGCACCGTCACGGCCGACGATGTCGCCGAGCTCATGGCCGCCAACAACCTGGATTACGCGGACCTCGGCAACGCGGCCGGGTCGGTGTTCGACGCCAAGTT